TTTTATTTATATTTTATTTATATTTTATTATTTATACTTAAAACCCTGGGTCATAACTATTATCTCCACCCATATCAACTTGTTTAATCGTAACAACATTATTTTGAATTGACAATTTATTAATTCCACAAGGATCTTCAGGATTATCAAATTCTCCAAAGAACTTTTCGATTTCGTCTTCAACATCCACAAATTTATATGTGCTCGCTGCTTCCAGTTTTTGCATTTCTTCAATGTCCAAAACTACCTGGAAACACGATGTACCAAAGAATCCTTCTTGACCACACATTACATTCGCGGATATACCTCGCAACGTATCCAATTCACCGTGTCGCGCCGCTTTCAAAAACATTTCCGGTGTTTCTTCAAATGACGCCTTTGCTATAGGACCAATGTTATCATTATTTATTCCATGCCTAAATATCGAAATCAACTTGTGTGTAAATGTCATTCTATCTACCAAAACACTGAAATTATGATAATTAATATATGTTCCATCAAATTCTATAACATCTACCAACTCATTATAAATTGCTTGCCTAGCTGCTTCGATTCCTAAAACATTGTAAATTTCTATAATATCGTTACTAAATGTTCTGTTCTTATCAATATAATCAAGACCTAACACGTCTAGTAAATTGGTTCCAATTGTATCTAAAACCCATATGTCTTGTTTTTTATATACACCATTATTTTCTACCATGTTGTCTTTTATCTTACGAAGAATAACCTTGTCTATTCCTTTAATACCTCTTAAAACAACATTTTGTAACAGTTGTTCTTGGAAATTCTTCAAAATATAAATTTGGTCTGATTGGTCGAGCGGATTCACTTTGGTTTTCTTTTGACCACCTCGATTTGAACTATTTTTAATCACTTCATTCATTCGAATTCTAAATACCAGTTTGTCCGCATTGTAATCCGAATAGACGCAATTTATCTGGTTTTCATAACAATTATTCAATGTGAAATTAACATCGTCCATCGTAATATTTTTCTCAAGCATGACCTCCGGATCCATTATCATTCGGATGATCCACTTCGATTTTTCGTTTTCGTCATTCGATAAAGACACTTCATTACACTCGTCTACCATTTTTTCAAATTCTCTATATTGTTCAATTGTATCTTTGTCGTCATTTATTAAAGTATTTAGTTCGTCCGGATCAAAACATACTTCAACAGATCTCACGATTTCTTCTAATCGTGTGTGCTCCAACATATACATAATTGAACGCGCCTTATCTTTCTGCGTCTCATCTTCCTGTTTCAAATAAATACTCAATGATGGATTCTTAATTTCACTCGAAAGTGACAAGATTTCTTCGATTCTCGGCACACCACGGGTCACGTTTGACTTGGAAGCAACGCCTGCAAAATGAAAAGTATTTAATGTATTATGAACAATGACACCATAATCAGTCATAAATGTTTGGTTGCCTGGAACTGTGAAATCATAAACAAAATTGGTTTGTTCTGGTGTATAATATTCAATATTTACAATTTCATCCCATACAACATTCGCAGAAATTGCTTGTTCTAATAATAATAACTCATCCTTAATAAGTTCTTTATCTTGATGTTGAATAAACACATTATAATATTTTTCTAATGTTCTGCGACCAATGCTGTCTTTATTTTTCCAAAAACCATATGTGCGACTTTGTCCTGGAAGTTGTAATGTCTTGCCGCAGTGTGCGATAATTTCACCCAAACCATTAATTTTATCAATTTGTTCCGATAAGAACTTGATATCATTTCTTTCAATGAATTTTACCAAATTATCTAATTTATCCGCGTGCAAAACACTGCCAATTTGCGACTGATATTGCTTTGCGTATTTTGTCGAAATGTTTAAATGATACAGCATACTTCCTTTGTTCATTTCTGATTTCATATTTCCACAAATGCTGAAATAATTTAATATCAACGCCAAATCTTTAATTAATTGTTCACTTCTACTGCAGCACCGAATTTGATGATGGTTTTGGTCACATTGAAAATTACCATCGCCATCAAAATATCCTTGAAATAATCCTTTCTTGAATTCATATGGCGCAGTGAAAGCAAAATCTGGGACTCTTTTCACGAAACTACCATTTCCACAAGTAGTCAGCAATAGTCTCGCTAATGGTTCACAGTTAAACTTGGTTGTGATTGATTTGCCATATGCACCTTGTTTTTCAACAACACGACATTCTTTGCCAAATAAACCAGCAATTTTCTTAGTATTTTCAATATAATATTCAGAAATGTTTGTAATGGATATTTCATTGTAATTCAAATTGCCTTCTGCTAAATACGCACCAATAAACCAACCAAATAGTTCGTCTAGTTTATAAGTGTTATAGATGTCTTTTACAAAGGCGTTATCAATTTGAGCGCAAATAGGTATGCGCATTCCTTCTTTCATATTTGCACCTACGATTGGCGTGACTTTATGATTTTCTCTGATTAAATGACTATGACTTGTAGTTGTTTCAACAATGCGACCACTTTTAGTTGTAACCTTCATCATTTGTCCATTTACTGGATGTTTACTAATGTGGGATATTTTATTCCAGTTTGTCTTTTCATTTTCAGAAACACCAACAATATAATATTCATTTTCTAGTGTGTCAATGATTGTCTCCACACTATTTTCATGTCCAGTATTAAAAGTTAAGTCAGGATGTTTATTTATTAAATTATCACAAAATTCACCCATTGTAATTGATTTTAGACAAAATTCTCCAGATGATTTGTTTTTAATAACTATCTTATGTTGAGAATTATACGGAACTGACATCTGGGTTGAAACTTCGCCAATACTCTGTCCCGCAATCATTCCCACCATTTCACCTGGTGCGACAATTGCTCTCTTATAGTCAAGAGTAATCGTGTCCAACAATAAAGACAATGCGGACTTGTTAAATCGCTTGACAATTAGCAACTCCTTTGGCGACAAATAGAAGAAGAATAGCGTCTTGAATAGATTTGTTGGTGGCGCATAATGAATTTTATTTAAATTCTCAAAACACGTTTCTATCATTTGGTATGCTTCTAGTGGCGTGATGTCAACTAATGACGACATTGTTAAACTTGTCTGACCTTGGATATTGCCAATAATGTATGAAAACGCTACAGGCAAATTGACAACACTATCGCCCTTATTTTTAAATACGTTTTTAATAATTTCGTCACGCATTTTAATCATCAACTCAATGTAACTATTTGTTTTCTTCATCATTTCTTCATATTGTTTTTTATATCGTGTCATTGTATTCTTTAAGAATATGTTACTAAGAGTTTTTACCTTTCCTGATTCCTCCGGTATTAAATAATGAGCGTAAATATCTTGAACACTCATTGAAACTAAATTGATTTGTTGGTTTTCTACTTTAACCGTGTCAATATTATCATCACCATATGCGAATTGGACGATTTTGTTCTTGTTGGTGCGAATTGTCATATCATAAGCAACCATCAAATCCTCGAGACCTTTAATTAATCTTCTTTGGATATAACCAGTGGTGGATGTCTTGACCGCGGTATCAATTAAACCAACACGACCACCCATCGCGTGGAAGAATAGTTCTTGAGGTGTCAAACCATTAATATAAGAACTTTCTACGAAACCACGAGCATTTGGCGAGTCGTCGTATTTGGTGTAATGTGGCAATGTTCTGTGTTCAAAACCATAAGGAATGCGCTTTCCATCTACGTTTTGTTGTCCCAAACAAGAAATCATAAACGAAATATTCAAGTCTGAACCTTTGGAACCAGCGTTAACCATTGTAACAAATCTATTATTCTTGTTTAAACTCTTTAGACCTATCTTACCTGCTTCAGACGTTGCTTGATTCAAAATATTATTCACTTGTGTCTCAAACTCTTCTTCGTTTGTTTTTCCTGTATTGTTTTCAAATATACCAATTTGAGTTTGGTCTATTAAATTTTTAACGTCATTCTTCTTTTGCGTAATTACTTTGATAATTTCTTCGTTGGTTCTTTGATCCGATATCAAATCACTCACACCAACACTAAATGCACTCGATTTCATATACTCTGTTACCACATTCTGTAAATCATCGATGAACTTAGAGGAAGCCATGTTGCCAAAATCATTGCAACTCCTGTGAAGAAGACCTTTGGTTCCAGCACCTAATACACCCTTATCCATTTGTCCTCGAATGTATTTGCCGTTTCTAATTTCTAGCACAGCGTTTGACGTTTTGGCGTCGTCTTTGTCTTCCTTGAACGCCTTTGTCTTGTATTTCAGTGACAATGGCGGCATTATTTGTGTTAATATGTCAAAATTTGTTATGCCTTTGTCACTCTCGGCATTCTTTAATAATTCGTTTTCGTTTACTCCATCAAACATCATTAATATATTCATTGCGTCCCTTGGACTAAAATTTATATCCGGTCTTGTGAACTGATAACAACCAAGCATTGAATCTTGATAAATACCAATTATTGAACTGTTATTTGCCGGACTTATTATCTGATACGGCACCGCTGCCAAATTTTTTAACTCGGCTTCGGACTCCGGGTCCTGTGCCATATGTAAATTCATCTCGTCTCCCGACGAACTCCCCAAGGTTTCCCAAGGGGTCGGACTGTATCTTAAGCAAACTCTGGATGGTTAATCCTTCATTGTTCACCAACACCGGTTCAGTCTCTGAATGCCTTCCATACTCTTACCATAACGAGATTAGGAAGTAACACTGCGGATTACCCAATCCTCCACATTATTACTATACCCGAGTTCTATCTCGGCCATCTGTGTGTTTCCAACACAGACTTAGTAGTGGTTCTTCTATTTATTAGATAGAATAGGCTCTAAGGGACTCCCCGCAACAAGGTGTTTCGCCAAATGATTCTTTAAATTTTTTATAAATTCTGTTGCACTAATTTTACTTTCATCTAATGGAATATGAACTCCACCAAAATCTGCTTTTACTCTATCAATATATACATACCAACCGTATTGCTCATTATTTCTTTTTAATGGTTTTATGTATTTTTCAATATTATCGTCTATATTTTTTATATCTTTAAACCTATCATATTTTTTATCTTTATAATAATTTGATACACCATTTGATACACGTTTTTTACTTTCATCACTATGAGTAAACACACTACCACCATTTTTAAGGTTATAACCATTAGGAAATAAACTATTTAATTCCTGTATGTAGTATGTTTCTCTTTCATCAGCATTTGATATTTCACAATATTCAATTAGTTCAACCACAAAGTTTGTAACACCATATTTTCTAATGGCATTATTTAAATAGTGTGATTGATTCTTCTTTGTTGAGAATGCTTCTGATATGTGACATCTAAATCTTC